GTAACTGCCATTGTTATTGGTGACATGGGTGATGCTACTATGGAAGCCCCTGTGAAGGACCAAATTGATGCAGTTACAGGTGTTCCTGGTGCAGTTGTGGGCGACTTGTTCGCACTTGAAGGCACTGGCGACATCCCAGAAATCGACATCAAGGTAGATAGCATTGCTATCACAGCGCAAACCAAGAAACTGAAAGCCAAGTGGACACCCGAATTGGGTCAAGACTTGAATGCTTACCACAACTTGGATGCTGAAGTTGAGTTGACCTCGATTCTTTCTGAGCAAATTGCTCTTGAAATTGATCGTGAGATCTTGGCTGACCTTGTGAATGGTGCTACTGCTGGGACTTATTACTGGAGTCGTTCTCCCGGGCTTTTCGTTAATCGTGCTACTGGTCAAGAATTGGGCGCTACTGCTGCTGCTCCTGACTTCACCGGAACGGTTTCTGAATGGTATGAGACTCTGATCGAAACTATGAATGATGTTTCGGCGCAGATTCATCGTAAGACCCTTCGTGGTGGAGCGAACTTCGTTGTTTGTTCTCCCGAAGTGGCTAACATCCTTGAGTTTACCTCTGGGTTCCGCGCTAACATTACCGCTGATGCTGATAAAGGATCAATCGGTGCTGTTAAAGCCGGCTCTCTCAGTCGCAAATGGGATGTTATGGTAGACCCCTACTTCCCTCGGAACGTTGTTCTGATCGGTCGTAAAGGCTCTTCCTTCCTTGAATCAGGTTATGTATACGCACCTTATGTGCCGCTACAAACCACTCCCACAATCTTCGGACCAGAAGACTTCGTGCCTCGCAAGGGCGTGATGACTCGTTACGGTAAGAAGATGGTTCGTCCAGATATGTACGGACTGGTTATCGTGCGAGGTCTCCTCGGAGAGTCTGGTTCCTAAAAATAGCCTAGCTATTTAAATTAAGCCCCCTTCCAGAAATGGTTGGGGGTTTTTGTTTTTTATGTACTATTTATTAGTGATCGCACGATGAGTGTGAAATCGTATTAAAGGAGATATTAATTATGGCTAAAGTAGGAAGAGCGGCGAGAGTCGCAAGCAAGCAAAGGACTGAAACCATCACCGCTAGCAAGACAATTGGCGCAGCGGAGACTGGTGAGATGTATTTGATTAATCATAATGCTGCTTCGGCGGTTACGATTACTCTGCCCTCGGCAGCAGATGGGGCTTATTTTAAGTTTCTCTTTATAGCAAGTATGACTGACGGTGACGCATCGCTTGTTATCACCACAAACGGCACTGATCGGCTTGTAGGGACCATCTTCTGCACAGAAGATGATGGCACGGATGCTATCAACAAATGGGATGATGGATCTGACGACACAAAAGTCACCTTATCAGATGATATTAATCGTGGCTCTTGGGTGGAAGTCGTCTCTGATGGATCCGCTTGGTATATTACTGGTATGGTCGATGTGCCTGCATCAACAAACGCTTCCAACGTTGCGTTTGCATAGAGGTGATTGATGGGTCGTAAAGCTAAACGAGCTAAAGTATTAAAAAGGATTGAAAGGCTGAATGCGGAAGCATCTCGGCCTTCTCCTGTTGTTGAGAACTCTGTGATGCAAGAAAGAGTAAAGGAAGAGAAAATTGATGTCGCTCCCGACACAAAGTTCACTCCCGATATTGTTGAAGAAATGATCAAGGAAGTCGAGGAAATGGTTGAAGAAGTTAAACCGAAACCGAAACCAAGGACAACCAGAACTCGCCGTCCTAGAAAAAAGAAAACTGTTGAGTAAAAAGTCCTCCTTTTCCCCCCCAATAGTTATTGGGGGGTTTTTCTTATATGAAAATCTAATTACCATGTAAGAGAACTAATTACTTTAGGAGAACTAATGAATGGCTATACCTACTTTAACACCAACAGCAACAACTTCAGCAATTGTTTTGACCTCAACAGGGTCCACTGCTCTCGTGGCTGCTGCGTTGCCTCTTGGAGTATATTCTAGCTCAACACAGTTTCTTTCAGGAGCAGCGGCACAAGTAGCCTATACATACAAAAAACTTGGAGGGGATGTTCTTGATATAGAACTCACACCATCGAATGTTTATGCTAATTACGAAGAAGCAACATTGGAATATTCATATCTCCTTAATATTCATCAAAGCAAAAATGCTTTGTCTTTTGCTCTTGGGGATGCTACCGCCTCTTTTGATCATAAGGGTGAGGTTACTGACGGCACAGGAGCAGCATTAAAATTTCCCAATTTTACTTTTGATTATCATCTTAAAATGGGAGACAAGTTCTCTCATGAAGCTGGTATAGGGGGCTCAACACCCATCTATTCAGCCTCCTTTGATGTTGTTAATGAACAGTCTGATTATGATCTTCAATCAATTGTTTCAGCATCAGCCGCAGCGGGTGGGGTGGCTTTTTCTGATATCGACAGAACAAAGAAAATTATTATTAGAGATGTGTTTTACAGAACGCCGTATCAAATGTGGAGATTTTACGGTTACTATGGTGGCCTGAACGTTGTTGGAAACTATCACGATTACGGACAATATTCAGATCAGTCAACTTTTCAAGTGATCCCTGCTTGGCATAATAAAATGCAAGCAATTGCTTATGAAGATCATCTTTATACAAGAACATCACACTACTCATATGAAATTCTTAATAATAGATTAAGATTATATCCGTCTCCAACTGCCGTGTCGCCGCAAAAGTTTTGGTTTAGGTTTTCCATCCGGACAGGAGCGTTCGATACCACTTCTGATGGTGAAGTTGGTGGCATTAACAACATGAATACTCTTCCTTTTGAGAATATTCCTTATGAAAGTATAAATTCTATTGGGAAACAATGGATTAGACGGTTTGCCTTGGCTCTTTCTAAGGAGACCTTGGGACAAATTAGAGGCAAATTTGGTGGAGCTATACCAATCCCCGGAGATAACATAACTCTTAATGCTGATGCTTTGCTTGGGCAAGCTAAAGAAGAGCAAAATGCGCTAAGGGATGAATTAAAAGAAATACTAGCTGAGATGACCTATGACAAATTAGCCGAGACAGACAAGGCTATGGTCGAAAATCAAGCAGCGATTGTCACACAAGTTCCAATGAAGATTTTTGTAGGATAGGAGGTGAATTATGGCTAAATGGACAAAACCAGCAGCACCGCCTCCGCCAATGTTTCTTGGAGAGAAGGAAAAAAACCTTGTAAAGCAAGTAAACGATGAAATTATTGAAAGAGTAGTCGGGCAACAAGTTTTATATTTTCCAATTGATATAGAACATACAAATTTTCATCCGCTATACGGCGAAGCTGTTAAAAAGACTTACTTGTCCCCAGTTAGAGTCTACGCAAGAGTAGAATATGGTGGGATTGAAACAAAATTCATTGACAACATCGGAATTGATAAAGATACCCCTTTAAAGGTCATGTTTCACAAGCGAAGATTAACTGAAGATCAAAACCTATTTGTTCGTGAAGGTGATTTCATCAGATTTGGAAGCCTCTACTACGAAATAACTAAATTATTGGAACCAAAATTACTTTTCGGTCAAGAAGACACCCAGTTTGAAATAATAGCAGAATGCATAAGAGCCAGAGAGGGACAATTTAATGCAGAATGACCCCCAAATGATTCCAGCCTCGACAATAGAGACAATTGATACAGGTTTATTCGAATGGGTTGATAAGTATTTAAACTTACACACTAAAACCAACAAAGGGTTTGTTAAATCACCAGTTTTATGGCTTGGTACCGAAAGAGTGTTTCAGATTAAGAGCGATCAACGAATTAGAGACAAAGCTGGTAAACTTATATTGCCATTGATCACAATCAATAGAAGTTCTATGACAAAAGACTCAGGCTTTAAAGGTTCTTTCCAGGCTCACTTACCAGGGAATAGCGCAGGGACTTCTACAAGGTGGAAGCAACAATATAACCAAGAAAAAACTTCAAATTTTCAAAAAGCGAATCATTTTAACGACTCACGGGGCAACGAAACAGGTAAACCAGAAGAAGACAAAGCAATTGTTTACAATCATTACAATACACAAATGCCTGTTTATGTGACCATGATGTATGATATCACTATGAGAGCAGAATACCAACAACAAATAAACGATTTAATACAACCTTTCATCACTACGACCGGTCAAATTAATTCATTTATATTTCAATATGATACTCATAGATATGAAGCATTTGTGCAACCAGACTTTAGTCAGAATGATACTATCACCAGTCTAGGTGAACAAGGCAGGGTCTTTGAGACAAAAATAACCATTAAAGTATTGGGCTATTTAATTGGAGAAGGAATTAATAATCCCAAGCCAAGCGTTTCTAGAAAAGAAAACCGAACTAAAATTAGATGGACAAGAGAGAGAACCATGGTTGGCGATAGAATTCCTCACAAAGACAAAGATGAGGATTATCGAGATTAATGGCTTTTCCCAAAAGAAAACACTATTTATTGTGAGTAACATTAATAAAGGAGAATTTTTTAATGCCTAAGAAGTTTGATTTCATTTCACCCGGTGTGCAGCTTAACGAGATTGACGAGTCTGTTTTACCAGCGACAGTTTCTGATGCCGGCCCAGTTTTAATTGGAAGAGCATTGGCCGGACCGGCCATGCAACCAGTAATAGTTAAAAATTATGCAGATTTTGTATCGATTTTTGGAGAACCCATATCTGGCGAGGGAGCATCTGATGTAGATGTCTGGCGAGACGGTAATAAAGTTGGTCCAACATATGCTTCATATGCTGCACAGGCACACTTGTCATCTGAGACAACTCCTATCACATTTATTCGATTGCTGGGGGAAGCAAACACCTCGAATCCTTCCGCTGACGGACAAGCTGGTTGGGACCTTGGTGCGGCTGGTGGGATTAGCACAACAATTGCTAGCAATAAAACTGCTTATGGTTTGTTTGTGTTTGGATCAGGATCAACAGATATAGATGGTACGCTTGGTGCTATCATTTATACTAATGGTGCTGCTGTAACCCTTTCCGGAATCATCGCCGGCACTGCTGCTGACACCACTTCTTCTGCTGGGGTCATGATTGAATCTCAAGGAAACGTAGCTAGCCAATTCAAGATTGAAATTTGGGAAAACGGGACGGCTCCCGCTGTTAGCAAGAATTGCCACTTCTCAGAAGGAAGCTCTAATTTTATCAGAGACCAACTTAATACCAATCCACAAAAATTGGACGCTAGCAACAACTTCAATGGCACAAACCTAAAATATTTTGTGGGCGAAACTTTTGAACAAGCAGTGAACGATCAAACTTTGGGTGACACCGCTGCTAAACAATATGGTATAATTTTGCCACTTCAGGACGGTAGTTTTAACCTTGCTGACCACCGTCAAGACAAGCAACCTGCAAAAACCGGATGGTTTATCAACAGAAAGCCCGGGGATGAAAAGCTGTTTCGCTTGGTCTCTCTTCATGATGGAGAATGGTTTCAAAATAATTATGAACTCTTTATTGAAGATCTTAAGCTCGGAGATCGACTGAATGCTTCTACTTTTTCGATTGTCTTGAAAGACCTAAACGGATCAGCTATTGAAAGCTGGAGAAGTTTGAATCTTGATCCCGCTTCAGACAATTATATTGCCAAGAAAATTGGAAATCAAAGTTTTCAATGGAATGCTACTGAACTTAAGCATAATGTCCGAGGACTTTATGTAAACAAATCTGATTATTTCCGAGTTGAAGTTGCTGATGCTGTTGCAAACAACACCCTTGACGATACCTTGGCTTTGCCGATGGGATTTGAAGGACCTCTTCGTCCAAAAGGATTTAAGTTGGCACATGGCTCGACTGCACCCAACCCTACAGCCGATGCTGCAAACGAGGGTGCTAAAGCCGCAGAAACTCTTACTTTTGTTGATCAAGCTGGACTACAAGACTTCGATTTAGTGTTTACAGTAGATGGCACAACTTATACGATTAGCCATGTTAACGGTGGAAATAATGAAACCGTATGGACGGCTGATGGGGACAATTGGATCGCTGAGATTGACGGAACAGCCGGTAACAAGATAGGGTTTGCCAATCTGGTATATACTCTTATCAATAAGATTGATACTGCTAACTGGACAGCAAGCGGGGGTGGTACCGACAGATTAGTTTTGGAAGCCAATGTTGCTGGTCCTCACCGAACCATAGTTTACTCTGAAACAGGGACCGACAACAATGGGGCAGTCTCAAACACTGCTACAAGAATAGGAACCGACACAAATACAGAAGCCGATGCTGTCGTTAAAGGAAATGCTGAGTATCCTTTAACCCACGGAGATTGTGATAATGATTTGTTTGCTGTTATTCCCAATGGCGTAATCGGCTCTGTTACTTTCCCGACATTCAGAATGACAGTGGCAGACTCTAATATTAATGCAAATTATAAAAGAGGTGATTACTTTGGTATTCGGCATATTCAAGGCCAAGGGACCAGTCGAGATAAATCTTGGGCTGACCTGACCTACGCTCTTCCTAAAAACTATACCGGAGGGACGACACACGAATCAGATCCCGCTGGTAGTTATGAAAGAGCATTCACTTTCCACCTAGAAGATGTATGCCAAGATTCAACGAACTCACTGAGGTTTTACTATCAAGCTGATTCTTACGGAGATGGCGATTCTACTGCTAACGCTCAAAATGTTTCTGCGAAGATTGGAGGATCCAGCACTGGTATTGGATATCTCTGTGGAAAAAAGAAAATTAAACAATATCGTGCTGCTTTCTGGGGCGGATATGACGGACTTGATATTAAGAAAGTAGAGCCCTTCTCTAACACTATACTTAAAGCTGCTGACGGCAATGCTGTAACTAGTTATGCTCTTAACAGTGTTATGAAAGCAATCGATATCGTAAGAGATCCTGAAGTTGTTGAGATGGACATGTTTTCAATGCCCGGATGCACCAACGAAAAAGTAACAAACGAGATTCTTGAAGTTGCTACCGAACGTGGTGACTCTTTGGCTATCTTGGATGTTGAAGGTGGTTTCCGACCAACTTGGGAATCTAATTCAGCCGTTGATTATGGTTCTATTAGTAGCACCCTTACAACCATGGAGACTAGACAGTTAAATAATAGTTATGGTGCAACTTATTATCCATGGGTTGTGATCCGAGACTCTAATGCTGATGTTGTGCCTGTGCCTTCTTCAGTTGCTGCTATCGGAGCGCTTGCTAAATCAACTGCTGATTCAGAAGTTTGGTTTGCACCTGCTGGATTTAACCGAGGTGGTATTAAGCATCTTGGCTCTAACACCAGCGGACTGATTGTTACCCATACTATTGAACACCTTACTAAAGATAACCGAGACGATTTGTATGCATTAAATGTTAATCCAATTGCTCGGTTCCCAGCTACAAACCAGATCGTCATTTTCGGACAGAAGACTCTTCAACAAACTGCTTCTGCTCTTGATCGGATTAACGTTCGTCGCCTGCTTCTCTTCCTTAAGAGACGAATTGGTAAGATCGCTGATACAATCTTGTTTGAGCCCAATGTTGAAACAACTTGGAACAACTTTAAAGCTGCCGCTGATACAGTATTATCTAGTGTACAGTCCAAGCTTGGTATTACGGAGTATAAATTGATTCTTGATGAATCAACGACAACTGCTGACTTAATCGATCGTAACATTATGTATGCCAAAATCATGATTAAGCCTGCGCGAGCAATTGAATTCATTGTTGTGGACTTTGTTGTCACACGCAGCGGTGTAGAATTCTAATTGAAACTAATTAATTTAAAGGAGATAATGATTAAATGAGTTTTTGGACAAGCAAGGGGTCTAACCCTAAAAGAAAATTTAGATTTATGGTTACTATCGGTGGTGCTGGTTGGAGTGGAGACACAGAAATTTGGTATGCCAAGAGTTGTACTGCGCCCAGTGTCGAAGTATCTTCTGTAGAACACATGTTCAGCGATCATGTTTTTAACTTCCCAGGCAAAGCAAAATGGGGAGATGTTGAGATGGTCCTCGTTGACCCTGCCGGTGGCGGGCTCAATGCCGCCGAGGACACAACAAATACAGTTCGGAATTTCAATGAACTTTTGAAGACTTTCGGTTATGAAATACCTTCAAATGGAAACGACCCAGGAAACTATGGAACTATCTCTAGAAACAAAGTTCAAGCGTTAAATATTCATATTAAAGCTTTGGATGATAATGGTGAAACTATAGAAGATTGGACGCTTCACAATGCTTTTCCGATTTCGTTTAAGTATGGTGATTTTGATTATAATGCAGACGATCTTCGTGAAATGAATGTTACATGGAAATATGATTGGGCTGAAGCCAATACAAAAGGTGCTGCCTCACCCTTCTTAGGTCGAGGAGTTTAATTAATCATGGCGTTCTGGTCGCAAAAAGATGCGGCTCCAGTTCAGAGTCATAAGTTTAAAGTTGATTGGGTGCCGAATTTAGGAAGCAAAGCTCCTGAGCCATGGACAGTTAAATCTGTAACAAAACCACAGACAGAAATCACTGCTGGAGAATACCAAGTTGGTAATCATATTTTTAAATACCCGGGTATTCAAAAGTGGAATGATATTACATTAGTATATGTTGATGATAAATCGACAACCAGAAGACTTATACAAATGCTCATTGACCAGGGGTGGTTAAACCCGCAAGGCCAAATTGAAGAGGGTGGAGTAGGATCGGAGGGACAAGATACAAGAAAAGGGAAAAATCTTTTTCAACCAACATATACTGATACTTTTTCTGAACATCTTTCTAAGAAGGGAACCAATAGTCGCGGGTTACAAGAGCTTCATATAACGCAACATGCGGTTGTAAGCGCATGGAAAGTATACGAAGAGGCAAAAGAGGGAACTTTCACCAAACCACCGACAGCCGAGATTGGCGCTGTGGGAACTCTAGGCGAAGGGGCTTGGTCGATAAACGGGGAGAGCTTATTGGCCGGATGGAGTGGGTTTGAGGCCGAGGGTTTTTTGGAAAAATGGAAATTAAAGAATTGTTGGATAAAATCAATTAATTTTGGACAACTTGATTATTATAGCGACGAACTAATTAATATTGAAATAGTGGTTTCATATGACTATTGCCATATAGAATATGGTAGCCCAGATCAGACTAAAGATCACAGATAAACAAGAGGTGAAATTTGAGTAGAAACAACCCGGAACGGACGGGAGCCCGTGAAAGTGCAGAGATGCCGCCAGAAGTAGGAAGAAGTTTAGAGTTTGTGGCACCAACAGAATTTGTTGAACTACCGTCAAGAGGTAAAGGGTATGGAGAAAAGCACCCATTACACAAACAAGAAGTTATAGAGATTAGATTTATGACTGCTAAAGACGAGGATATTCTTTCCAGCCAGACTTTGATTAAAAAGGGACTTGCAATTGAAAGGTTCTTACAAAACATTATTGTTGATAAAAGAATTAAATCAGAAAGTATATTATCAGGTGATAGAAATGCAATTTTAATTGCTGCTAGGAAATCTGGTTATGGTGCTTATTATGAAACAAAAGTTACTTGCCCTAATTGTCAAGAATCTAATGATTGTGTGTTTGATTTAGAAAATCCCGAGATTCAAGAATCTGTGGTAGACCCAGAACTGGGAATTACTGAAACAAGCCGTGGAACATTTATTGTTGTTCCTCCTTTGAGCAAATTCAAAGTTGAATTAAGGCTTTTGACCGGTCGAGAAGAAACTTTGATGGCCGCTAATTTAAAAAATAGACAAAAAAAGAAACAACTAGAATCTATTGTGTCGGATCAGCTTAAAATGATGATTGTTTCTGTTGAGGGCCATGAAGACCCTAAAACAATTAACATGTATGCGAACAATATTCCAACACAAGACACACGTCATCTGAGAAAAGCATTTAAATCTATTTCTCCTAATGTTCGAATTGCTGAAGATTATAACTGTACCTCTTGTGGATTTGAACAAGAATTGGAGGTTCCGTTTGGCGCGGACTTTTTTTGGCCTGACCGATAAATATATGGAAGCAGTTTATGAGCACTTTTTTGTGCTTAAGCACCATGGCGGGTGGTCTTTCATAGAGATGTATAATTTGCCAATTGGATTAAGAAATTGGTTCGTTGAGAGACTTAAAAAACAGTTCGAAGACGAAAAGAAAGCATATGAGAAGGCTAGTAAGAAGAGATAGACTTACTAGCTTTTTTTTTGTCAACTAATTATAGTAACTGGAGGTCTATATTATGATTATTGACTTTACTAAGAAGAAGCTAATTACTGAATCCTGGCTTAAGCAGTTTGGTAACTGGAACAAAACGTTATTACAATATATGTACGGCGATGATGTTAATATGGTCGCACAGCTTGGGGCGCATGATCTTCTTAAAGGAATGATGAGCGAAGACGAAGAAGGTAATCAAATCCAATTTGTTATTCGTGGAGAGCAACGAGACGTTAAAGCATATGCTGATGCTATTGTGGCAGAAAAACAATACCTAGATATGTATTTGCAATATGGAGAAGATCATCCTCAAACAGCAAAAACTAGAGAAGTATTAAAGCAAGCAGTTCGGAGATTTCAAAGTATAACTGGAATCACTTGGCCGTTCAAGGACGAGGGCTAAATGAATGCCAGAAGATATACCAGAAGTAACAGATGAAACGCTAAGAAACATGAGCAAACTGTTGGATATGATAAATCAATCCAATTCATCGTGGAAAAGTGCGGTTAAATACCAAACTGATTTCAATAAACTAAAGAAAGAAGAACTGGGTAGGCTGAAAGAAATTGCTGTATTGGATGCCCAACATTTAGAAACCGAAATGAATCTTTTGATGAGCCAAGGCAAAAGACGAGATGCTGCTAAAAAACTAGTTGAGCTTGAAAAACATTTAGCCACTTCAATTAGCTTAAGGGAAGGCTCCTTAGCTAAATCGGATGAGTTAGAAGCAGCGATCATGAAAAAAAGGGAGGAAATGAATGAACTAGACGAAGAGTCTTTAGAACTAGCAGAAAAAGAATTAAAAATTCTAGAAGACTCTAAAGAAGAAAGCGATCAAATTACCAAAAATTTAGATACTCAAATCGATCACATGAAAGAAAAAGTAGATGTGATGGATAAAGAGATTGGTAAGCTTAAAAAGGTTTCTGAGAGCTATGATAAATTAAAGGACACTTCTAAAAAAGCTACATTAGATATAGGACAAAAAATGTTCGGGCTGGTAGATGTTACGAACACTTGGGTCGGAGGGTGGCAAAACGCAGTTAGAGGTATGACTGGTGCTGGTGATGGAGTTGGTGCCATAGGCGCAGGTATAAAGGAGGCGTTATCCCCAACAAATCTTGCAACTTCTGCCATTACAAAATATACAGAATCAATAGGGCTGATGATTGGAAAGCTTGATGGCGCGGCAACTTCTTTTGCAGCGGCAACAGGAACCGGGAATGAGTTTAGAGGTTCATTGGAAGATATTTATCAAGCCGGAAACACCATGGGTCTTACCATGGGGAATGCATCTAAAGGTTTGCAGGGCCTCTGGGAAAATCAAATTGGTTTTACAAATATGACGAAAAGTGCTCAAAATGCCCTCGCAGGCCAAGCGGGTATGCTGGAGACACTTGGTGTCTCCGCTAAAGATACTGCTGAGATGATGAATACTTTTAGTAAAACCATGGGGACTACTGCCACTCAATCGTTAAAGCTGACAAAACAATTAGCAATGATGGGAACAACCCTTGGTATTACTGCTTCAAAGATGATTAAGGATTTCCAACAAGCAAATAAAACTTTGGCTGTGTACGGAACTGGATCAGTTAAAATGTTTACAAATCTTGCTGCCGCTGCAAAGGCTGCTGGTGTTGAAATGGGCGCACTTTTAGGCATAGCAAGTAAATTTGATACTTTTGAAAGTGCAGCCACAGCAGTTGGGCAATTAAATGCAGTTTTGGGAGCCAATCTTTCCGCAACAGAAATGTTAATGATGACAGAAGACCAAAGAATAGAAACAGTTATACAACAAATGCAAATTAATGGCGACTCTTTTGCGCAAATGGATCGCTTTAAACAAAAAGCTCTTGCTAATATTGTTGGGATCACTGATATGGCAGAGGCAAATAGAATATTTGGCATGTCTATGAGCGAGTATAGAAATTATAATAATCAAATGACTCAAGCGGAGATGACGCAGAGTAAATTTGAAGATGCGATTAAAGCCACACTACCCCTTAAAGAAAAGTTTTTCGCTTTAATAACGGAATTTGCTCCAAGGGTTGAGCCTTTGTTAGCTACCATCCATAATGTCTTGGATAAAATATTAACCGCATGGGAAGCCCTGAACGGGTGGGGTGGAGGATTATTTTCTACTTGGGTTGCTGGTGCTGCTATGACTTTTGTAACTTTACAAGCAGTTCAGGGAATATTACTTCCTATCCGAGCAGTCTCTGCTGCTTTGCTTGCAATAAAACAGTTGACTTTCTTCACGGCTCTTAAGCAAAAAATACTAACAGGGTCAACAATACCAATAAAACAAGCTGAGGCCATAGTAACGGGAGAACAAGCGGTTGCTGAAAAAGTGCTCAACAAAATGAAACGAGAAGGAATTGTTACCACAACAGCATCAGGAAGAGCGGCATATGGAGCAGCGGCTGGGGTAGCGGCGTTGGGAATAGCAGTATTGGGGATCGGAGTAGGGCTTGGTTTTGCTGCCGAGGGTCTAGGAAAAATGGTGGCGGGTTTCAAAGGTCTTGGAGATGCAGCTTGGCCAGCAACGGTGGCTATTCTTGGGTTTTCTCTTATTTTTCTTGGCTTTGTTCTTCTCCTTGCTAAACTAACTGCCACTGGGATTTTGCCAATTGCCGCCGGAGGTTTGTTGGCAGTTGGTGCAGCCGCATTACTTTTAGGAACTTCAATCATGCTAGCTGCTGAAGGGATGGCAAAGTTTGTTTCATCGTTTAGGGACCTTAACCCTGATAATATAGAAAGAACAGCAATAGCATTGGGAAGCTTGGCTGCAACATTTGCTGGGATTGGTATGGGTGGGTTTATGGTCGCCACAGGGATAACAGTAATTGGGATAATGGCTGATGATATCGAAAGGTTAAATGATTCTATCGATGCAACTCTTGTTTCTACTTTGGAAAATCTAGTTGCTTTAAGCGCGACACAAACTCTTAATACCATTAACGAAACTTCTGCCGATATTCGTGTGGATGAAATGATTACACTAAAAACCACGTTAACTCAAAATCTGAAACTTGATCTTAGAATCGGTGATAAGAAATTTATGGAGCACGTTAAAGACGCGATACAACACGAAGATTTTGGATGGGACAGCAAGACAATGGGTGTTGTTAATTCTAAAATATATGCCGATGGGAAGAAGGTGATAGCATGAGCACACCTAAGAAATATTATGGCGATGATAACGCAAACGATGATGCTTCGGGAGATTACGCTGAAAAACGGGGATATTTATTGGAATTTACTGATGCTAGAAATAATGGAAACTATATTTCTTTTATCGCTTTTCTGACTAGTTTTTCACAAAATTTTACATCCAATTGGGGAACGGAAGAAGTAATGGGAAGAATGGATCCGATTGCGACATTCAAGAATACAACCAGAACTGTTAATATTAGTTGGGACCTGCCGGCTACCGATGTGTGGACGGCAGTAGATAACTTGGGTAGATGTAATCAGCTTGTTAATATGATGTATCCTTCGTATGTTAAACAAGGAGAAAGTGAGTTAAATGCTTTAGCAATGTCCAAGCCCCCTATGATAAGATTAAGATATGCAAATCTAATTGAAGGGCCAGAACAAGAAGGGCTTTTGGGATTTATAACAAATTGTGACTGGACTCCTATTTTGGAAATGGGGTATTTTTCACTGTCAGTGTTGGTAGGTGAACCCGAGATTTATCCAAAAGTTATTAGTCTGTCGATGCAGTTTCAAGTTATTCATGAGCAAGAACTGGGATGGGATGAGAACAATGAAAAACTAGGAGACACATCTTTCCCTTTCCCTGGTGCAGATGATATTGTATTTTCAAGTGATGAAGAAGAGTAAAAAGGAGGCCTTATAAATGTCCAGATATTCAAATAGACCTATTGCTATTAATAATGATCAAAATTATCAAGATATATTAGATAAAAGGGGAGTTAAGAAAATAGTTCAATACACAACTCCAACTTTTAAAAGACCAACAGATGAACAATTAAAGAAAATTAGATATAAAAAGTATTTTTGGAGTGTTGGCGATCGTTTTTGGCGAATAGCTCAAAAAACTTACGGAGACAGGAGATTGTGGTGGGTTATTGCAAGATTTAATAACGTACCAACAGAAGGGCATTTGTCCCCAGGTGATGAAATTAAAATTCCAACCGATATTCTTGTTGCCAGGGAGATGCTAGGGTAGTGGCAGAAAAACTTATACATGAAACGATAATTGACAACGATCGCCAACAAGGTCGTCCGGACATGGCGGAAAGCGAAATAACTGCTGAAGATTGGTTCGATGAAGCTGTGGGGACAGTGATTAGGACGACTCCAAAAGATGGAGATTTTAGTTGGTTACTTCAACTTGTTGATGGCACTCCAAGAATTACAAAATGGGCTATAGCGGATTCTGAATATCCCATTCTGATAGCACTATACTGTTTGGGGCTTCCGCTGCCACCGACGATTCCGCTGCCACCGTCGATGATGCCCGCGCAACTCCTCATAGAAGAGTTGCGCGCCGATGGTATCCTTGGTATGGGTACGCCAACGACTGCGGCTGTGGAGTTTATGGAAGAGATCGATGCGAATAAGGGCGTGTTTCAAATCGACTTGGGAGATATCAGTTCTTTAGCATTGTATAAAAAATATATTAATTCCAATTTGAACAGCATTAATAATCCTTTTAAAGAGGGAACCCCAACTCGTTTTGAAAGAAGTAGAGGAGTTCTTGGAGAAAAGTCTGGACCTGAAGATGATGATTATGGATTAGACAAGTTTAGCGACAGAACTTTAAAATATTTACAAGGTGAATCACCAAGCGGAAAAATTTTTGATGATCATGACTTAATAAAACCTGCTTGGGAACAACTTTTGTTGTTCCCAAATCCGACTGCGCCGTGGGTGGAGGAAGCTGGTGATGCCGGTGAAGAGGATTGGCTGAAAGGTATTATAAGTAATGAAGGCGCGCAAGATGCATCTCTTTTTGTAGACATGGTGTCGCTTGACCAATTAAAGTTTAGAGATAACGAAAAGAGTGTCGAGGAGGGATTTGGATACTATGATAAGTTAGTGAAGGTTCTAGTCTGCTTATGGGCGGGGCATCTGCCTGGAGAGCCCGTAACCCCACGTTCATTTTTGAATTATGCAGAAAACCTTTTCGAAAGTGTAACGAATTCGGTGGCGGGAGTCTTTGGTGTAGGCCCTTGGGATCTTGGGGATGCCAATACCTACAGTAGATCACTTTGGCGACCAGTAAATTGGGCAGAAATATTTACAGATGATTATCTTGATCCTCCGGTGAGAGACGAGGCGAAACTAGAAACTTTAATGCCAGCAGAAATAACGGTCACCGGCACCGACGATAAACTTTCAGAACCTCTTACAAATATCACGGGAGTGTTGAAAGACGATGTTGGTATGTCAGATAAAAATTGGACTTCGGAAGAATTTAAACCTTTGCAAGAATTGTTATTAAAAGAAAGTAAACAGCCGAAAACAAGACTTGAGCCCGATTTTTATAAAGATATGAAAGAAGCTTATCCTACAAGTGGTAATGAACTCCTTCCTATAACACTAGATGATCTTGATGGTGATACCATCAAAGAGTTGAAAGTTAAATCTATAAAAATTATTAGCAAACCTAAACAATTAGTCGATTATAGTGGATTAGGTTTTCATTTTGATAGTAACCTTATG